TGTGGACTTCGGGTGCGGCGATGGGGCGGTGCTTGAGGCCGTAGCCCAGCGGTCCTTCTACAGGTCCCCCGAACTCATCGGGATCGACCACACCCCGGCCTGCATGCCCGGCTCCATGACCCGCGTTGTGGGTGGCCCCTCCACGCTGGCGCAGGGCTGGCTCCGCGACCGGGCGCACGAGACCACGCTGATCCTTTCCAGTGTGTTGCATGAGGTGGTATCCGAGGCGGGCCGTCTCGACACCCTGCCCGTCTCCTCCCTGCGCCCCCGCTTCATCGCCATCCGCGACATGGCCTACCCGGAGCACGCCCGCCTGCACAGCCTCTCGGCGGACACCATCGAGAAGCTCCGGGCCATGGGGTCTGGCGACCAGTGGCGCACCTTCCAGCAGCGGTGGGGCGACGTGGACAACTGGGAGGCTGCGGCCCACTGGGTCCTCAAGTCCCCCTACGCCGCCAACTGGCAGCACGAGCTTGGCGAGAACTACCTCGCGGTCAACCGCAAGGCCCTCACCGACTGGCTCGACTGGCTGGGATACCGCATCGTCCACCGCAGGGTCTTCACCCCGCAGCCGGTCGAAGCGCGGTTCCGCGAGTACGAGGTCCCTCTGCCCTGGCACACGCACATCGAACTGGTGGCCGAGCTATGCCCATGACGCACACGCTCATCACCCTCCTCCTCTTTGCCGCGTACATCGTGCCGGGCTTCCTGCATCTCGGGGTCTGGTGGTGGCTGGCCAAGTACGGACTGCCCTCATGGCTCCCCTATGCACGAAGTACGCCTACCCCGAAGCCCCCGGAGAGAACTGGACCCCCGAGGAAATAGCCGACTGGGACGCCATCAAGGCGACCCTGCTCCAAGGCGATCAAGACGGCACCGGCCGGGAGGTCATCTTCGACATCGAGGGAGACGGCCTCCTCACCGCCCAGGGCTCCATCCCCGCCGCCACGCAGTTGTGGTCCATCGGCGCCATCGACATGGAGACCAAGGAGAAGTTCTACTGGGGCGTGGACAACGGGCCGGATGACCTCGCGAAGGGGGCACGCTTCCTCTCTCAGGTCCGCCGTGCCTACGCCCACAACGGCATCAACTTCGACTACCCCGCCATGGAGAAGTTCCTGCCGCAGGACTTCAAGCGCCCGCCCCAGGCATGGGACAGCATCGTGGTGGCCAAGACGGTCTTCCCTGCGGAGACCCTCATGGAAGGCGACATGCGCCTCTACAAGATGGGCAAGATGCCGGGCCACCTTCTCAAGCGGCACAGCCTCGAAGCGTGGGGCTACCGCACGGGGACGCACAAGGTGGACTACAAGGGCGGCTTCCATGCGTGGCGCCCCGCCCAGTCCAGCTACCTCATGACCGGCGACTTGGACGGCCCCCTCGCCCTCCTCGCCAAGGTGTACCGGGCCATCGGCTGGACAGACCCCAAGCCGGGGCAACTCGTCTGGCCGGAGATGACGCTCCAGGTGGAGAACGCCGTCGCCACCATCATTGATCGGCAGCAGCGTTACGGCATCCGGTTCGATGTGGAGAAGGCGGTCAAGCTCGCCAAGCACCTCCGCAACGAGCAGGCCCGCATCGAGAAGGAACTCGTCAAGGCGTTCGGCTCGTGGTGGGAACCCCAGGACGACATCGAGACCGGCCACTACCCCGCCGCCGACATGGACCGCAAGCTCCCCGAGCACCCGGACGTGACGATCCCGCGCTTCGGCAAAACCGGCAAGCCGCTCGCCCCCTATGTCGGGCCGCCCATCGAGGAGATACGGAAGGACGCCCCCTTCGTCCGCATCGTGCACACCACCTACAGCCCGGCCTCACGCGACCACCTCGGCAAGCGGCTCCAGGCCGTCTTCGGGTGGAAGCCCAAGAAGTTCGGCAAGGACGGCAAGCCCACGGTGGACGAGACCACCCTTGAGGAAATTCCCGAGGCGGTCATCCCCGCCGAACTCCGCAGGCTTATCCTCGACAGCTTCGTGGTCAACAAGACGCTGGGCATGCTGGCGAAGGGGCAACAGGCGTGGTTGCACAAGGTGACGGACGAAGGGCGGATACACGGCAGGATGGACCCCCAGGGTACGCCGACCCGCCGCGCCACCCACTCCTCGCCCAACCTGAGCCAGACTCCCGGCATCCTCAAGGACAAGCAGAAGAATGTCATCAAGGGGTTGGCGGGCCGGTACGGCTACGACTGCAAGGAACTCTTTGTAGCCGATGTAGGGTGGGAGCTAACCGACATCGACGCATCCAGCCTGGAGTTGATCGACCTCGGCCACTACCTGTTTCCCCACGATGGCGGGGCTTTCTCCGAGCGGGTGTGCGACCCCAACCGCGATCCGCACCAAGAGCACGCCGACATCGCGGATATGACGCGAGCGGACGCCAAGACCACCATCTACCTCAAGGTCTACGGCGGGTCGGCCTACAAGCTCTCCCTCGCGCTGAGCGTGACCCCGGACGAGATACCGGAACTGCTTGGCTACAAGGGTCTGCCCATGTTGCTGCGCGGCCTGGAGAAGCGCTTCGACGCCGACTTCGTGGCCAAGCTCGATGACGCCCAGAAGGCCCGGATCGCCAAGGCCCGCATCATCATCGTCAAGCTGGAGAAGGGCATCACCGGCCTCCAAGACCTGATTACGGCCGTCTGCGGGGCGGCTGAGCGGGGCTGGCTCAAGGCCATTGACGGTAGCCGCCTCCACGTTCGGAAGCCCTACGCTGCCCTCAACACGCTCCTCCAGTCGGCCGGCGCCATCTCGTGCAAGGTCTGGATGATGCTGCTTCATGAGAAGCTGGCGACGGCGGGCTTGGTGGACGGCGTGGACTTCAAGCAAGTTCTCTGGGTCCACGATGCCTTCACCTTCACCCACCGTCCTGGCCTCGGCCCCCAGCTTCGCGCCCTCGCGGAGGAGGCCATGGTGGAGGCCGGGGTGCTCCTCAACCTACGAGGAAAGTACCGCACAGACGGCCACACAGGGAAGAACTGGGCGGAGGTCCACTAATGGGCCTACCCCGCGCCATGGTATTCGTTACCACTGAGAGCGGCTGCATGGTCTGCCTGTCTCACCGCCTAAACACAGACGGCTACCTCCGCAAGCGCTGGGCAGACGGAGCGGAGATGTTTCACCGCTTCATCTACCGCGCCCACAAGGGACCGATCCCGGAAGGCCACGAGGTAGACCACACCTGCCGCAACCGCGCCTGCTCCAACCCGGAGCACCTCACAGCCCGTCCCCGAGACGAGCACCTCTCCATCACCAACCGCACCCGATACGCCGCCCGTCAAGAGCACGCCCGGCAAGTGTGGCTGGAGACCCGCATCAAGGGAGTGGAGCTTGCTGCCAAGTTCGGGGTCACCTTTGGCGCAGCCTGCCTGTGGATACGGAGGTGGAAGCGTGAGCCTCTCTAGGTCCCGCCCCAAGTCCCACGTCCACCGGGGCTACCTCGGGCCGATCCCTCCCGAAGTCTGGGAGGTGGTCCGCCAAGCCTGGGAGGTGGGCATCTACGTATCGTCGGACGGGGCACGTGTGCTGGCCCCTCATGTAGCCCTCGCGGCGAGCATGGGGTGGATAAGCAACGTGTCCCTGGACGGCCTCTCATTCAACCGGGTCTGGAACGTGACGGCCGAAGGTGTCGCCGCTCTGGGCCACAAGGACAATTACCCATCATGCTGACCATCTTCTGGCTGCTCTGCCTCATCGTCCTTGGCTCCTCCGCCGTCACGGGCACGGTGCTCTGCTACCCGTCCCTGCACGAGTGGGTCGATGAGCGCTCCACCACCGGCACCGTCCTGGAGCCAACCGCCCGCATCGTCCTGGCCGCGATGATCCCCACCTTCTTCATCGTCGCCATCTTCGAGGGCTTCGCGTCCGACAGCAACAACGATGCGTGGGGTCTCACTCAGGAACTCTACCGCTCTGTCGTCTCCGGCGTAGCCGTCTGAGCAATCCAGACTTCGCGTGACGTAGGAGCGCACCCCCTATGACCTCCAAGACCCCAGGGCATGAGCCCACCCACCTCCCGCAGCCGGTTCCGGCGAGGACCCACCTGCTCATCGACGGGGACGTTATCGCCTTCTCCGCAGCGGCCGCCGTCCAGCGCAACTACATGGACGACTTCGGCTACATGTGGCCCTTCGCGTCCGCCCGTGAGGGCGAGGCCGTGGTGGAGAATATGCTCTGGGGCCTCAAGAACGGGCTCAAGGCGCAGAGCCACGAGGTCTACCTCAGCGACCCCAAGGAGAACTGGCGGACGGCGGTGGACCCCACCTACAAGACCAACCGCGTGGGTGTGCGCCCCATGCTGCTCGATCACCTCAAGCAGTACCTCAGGGACAAGCACGGGGCCACGCACTGGGATGGCTTGGAGGCGGACGACACCTTGAGCATCCTCATGCAGAACGGCGAGCGGCCTTCGGGCGAGCGGACCATCTGCGTGGGAAGGGACAAGGACTTCGCCTGCATCGTCGGCCTCCACCACTCCATCCGCATGGACATCGGCGCCTCCGGTGAGTACCTCGTGCGGGAGGTCACCCCGTGGATGGCCCAGCGCTTCCACCTCATGCAGGCCCTTGCCGGTGACGCAACGGATGGCTTCAAGGGGTGTCCCGGCATCGGCCTGCCGCGAGCCGCCAAGATCATTGACGAGCCTGTCCGCCTCGTGCCCCAGCCCGGCGTCAAGACCCGTGGTGTCGATAAGGGCGGGGAGGTCACGCGGTGGTTCGCTGAGCCGACCAACGACCTGTGGGCCTGCGTAGTGTCGCACTACCGCAAACAGGGCTTGACCGAGAAGCACGCCCTCATCACCGCCCGGCTCGCCAACCTTTTGGCACCGGATCAGTACGACCGCAAGACCGGAGCCGTGACGCTGTGGACCCCCGAGAGGATCAAGCGCTTCTGAGCGCCCTGTTTCGACTGGAGGGCGAGGATGTCATCCGGCGATCCAACGGCAGGACAGTCCCCGCACCACGCCATGGGTACACCAACGTGTCGCTTGGCCGGGCGGGGTCCACCCTGGGATACCACCGTCTCAAGTTCTTCCTCCTGCACGGCTGGCTTCCGTCTCGCGTAGATCACAGGGACGGCGTCAAGCACAACAACCTCGGGTCCAATCTGAGGGCGGCCACGCAGGCCACCAACATGATGAACCAGCCTCACGTCCACACCCGCCGCTCTCTGCCCAGAGGTGTTTACCTCCGGCCCAGTGGCAAGTTCCAAGCTAAGGCATGGGACGGGAAGCGGTACAACGTGCTGGGCATGTTCACCACCCCTGAGGCCGCTTCACGTGAAGTGGAGGGCTTCCTGTCCCAGCACCACGGCGAGTTCTATGTCCGCCCAGCAACATAAAGACGACCTCTCTACCTACCCGTGGCGGTTCCGCAGGCTGATCATCTTCGCCACCCTCGGGATGTGCTTCGCGGGCATCGCCTACCTCACCCTCTACGGGGCCGACACCCGGCTCAACGAGACGCTCGCCTTGGGGTACTTCGCCTTGGCGGGCGGGACCATTGGCTCCTACGTGTTCGGCGCGACGTGGCACGACACAAGCCTCATGAAGCAGCCGGCCTCACGCAGGCGGCGCATAGACCCCCGCGAGACGGAAGCAGGAGATGAAGATGGTGAGTGACTTCCTCAAGCCCTACACCCTCGTGGCCGTGCTCGTGGTCCTCGCCCTCGCGGCAGGCGGCGTGCTCGTCTACGGCAAGACCCAGTACGACAAGGGCCCCGCCGTCGCCTCCGCCCAGGCCGTGCTCCAAGTCGCCAAGGAGCGGGAGGCCGAGCGGGTCCGCCAGACGCAGGCCAACGCCGAGGCGCAGACCGCCAGCCTCGCGGACATCGCCCGGCTCTCCCTGGAGAATGCCGCCCTCAAGCAGATCATGAAGGACAACGCCAATGCGGCCGACCTGGACCCCGATGCTTCTCGCGCTTGCCTTGGGGCTGACAGCGTGCGCCGACTCAACTCCATTCGCTGATCCCAAGCTCAGCATCAAGCCCGTGCTCCAGGCCGCCCCTCAAGCCCTCTCGGCGCCCTGTGAGGGGCCGGTGGCTGTTCCCCCAGGGGCCAAGAGCCAGCGCGAGGTGGAGGGCTTGTGGGGCCGCGACAGGGCCAGCCTCGTGGACTGCCGTGAGCGCAAGGCGGCGGTGCAGGACTACTACACTCGGCGCGATGGAGAACTGACCCGATGAGCACTCGTGAGGACAAGCAGGACGGCATCTCTCACCCCGGCGACGTGGAGGGCCTCCGGGTCATCAACCTGTGGGGCGGCCCCGGAGCGGGCAAGAGCACCACGGCGGCTGGCCTGTTCAACGTCATGAAGGCGTGGGGCTACCGCGTTGAGTTGGTGCGTGAGGTGGCCAAGGACTTCACCTACCGCAAGGACTTCGGCTCCCTCCGCAACCAGCTTCTCCTCCTCGGCCTCCAGGACGACCGCCTCAGGTGTCTTGCGGGGCAGGTGGACTGGGCGATCACCGACAGCCCCCTCCCCACGGGCGAGGCCTACATGACCCCCGAGTATGCGGACTGGCTCCCGGACGCCATCAAGGGGGCCTACGACCGCTACGACAACCTGGACTTCATGATCCGCCGCGTGAAGGACTACGAGACCTACGGCCGGAACCAGACCGAGAGCCAAGCCCTCGCGCTGGACATCCAGCTTCGCGACATCTTCACCCGCTACACCGGGGGTCTCATCGAGATGGGGCCTGAGGATGGGGTTTGGGAGATCGACGGCAACCCCTCCGCCCCCTACGTGATCGCCAAGGCCTTGGGCCTGCGGAACCTCAAGGAGAAGACCCGCCATGGACGGTAAGATCATTCGGCGCTGCGGCATCTACAAGCTCTACTCCTTCTATGACCCCTACACCGGCCGGCAGTGGACGCTCCGGGAGCTTGTGGAGGTAGACCCCCGAGGCTTCTTCGCGCGGCTCTTTGAGTTTGAGTGCCGCCCTGCCCCGCACTGGGACTACGTCCACGCCTTCTCCACGGAGCCCACCGCCGAGCAACTCAAGGCCGCCATCAAGATGCAGCGCGAGGATGACAGCCCGGCCTCCGCCCCTCGCTACTTCAAGGAGCCCCTCGGCCATGACCCCGAATGACCTCAACGACAGCATGCCCGGCCTGCCTCCATCGCCGGTCACTCAGAAGCATCCCGCCCGGTTCCGTCACGGCGAGGAGGTGGTCTGCGTGGATGCGGCCGGCTGCGAGCTTGTGGAGGGCTGCTCCTACGTCATCGACGCGGACTACGGAGACGTGGTCGGCAAGCAGATGGTCTACATCGAGGGCTACCCCGACAACTGCCCCTTCGCCGCCACCCGCTTCGTGCGGGCCGCAGAGTACGGCATGACGCAGGCGGACAAGCAGGGCATCAAGAACGTGCTCACCGCGACCGACCGAGGGCTCCCCGGCCCCGACGCCTCGCTCCAGGCCGGCGACGAGGTCAACCTCCCGTCCCACTACGCCCGCTTCAAGATCGAGCCCATCCGGTTCCTCGTGGAGAACTTCGGGCCGTCCATCCTCGTGGGCAAGATCGTCAAGTACTCCATGCGGTACGATGGCAAGAACGGGCTCCAGGACATCGACAAGGCCATCCGCTGCGCCCAGATGCTCCGGGCCTACGTCGCGGGCGATCCCGACTGGTGGCAGAGGAAGTCCTCGTCATGAGCCGGCAGACGGACGCACGGCTCCAGGCTCTCCTCAAGGCCGCTTCGCCTCCGGCCGCCCCGACCGACCGGGCAGACGCCCCCAGGTTTACCCGAGCGCAAGTCGAATGGCTGGAGCGCTCCTATCCACCGAAGTGCCATGACCCGAGCGCCGAGACGCTTGCGGAGCACCTCCAGTACGCAGGCCGGGTTGGGCTCGTGCAGGAACTCAGGGCGATCCTTGAGGCACAGTCGGACCCGGACGGCACCAACGAAGACCCCGTCTACCCCGAGGAGGCACCCATCGACTGGGACGACGCCGAGCGGGCTGGCGGGGACAGCTAGGACGTATCACCTCAATGTGCTTCGGACAGAAGACCCCCAAGCCCCAGGCCACCGCCGCGCCGGCCCCTGCACCGCCCTCCGCCACCGCCGAGGAGCAGCCGCTCACCGCGCCGCGCAAGGCCGAAGACGAGGCCCTCTTTGGGACCGACCAACCCACGCTTCGGGTCGATAGGTCGGTGGCATCGGCGGGCACCACGGCAGGCGGCTCCGGCCTCCGCATGTAACCCAAGGAGCCGCCAATGAGCAGCGCCAACTACGGGGACTACTCCTCGTCCTACGAAGACGATGACGGCCCCGATCCCGGCATCTACACCCTCGGGAGCCCGGCCGAGGCTCTCTACAACCAGCAGGTGGGCGAGAGGGAGAAGGTCCTGTGGATGGCTCGCCGCATGGCGGAGCTTACCGACCCGGCCATCATGCCCCCCGAGGACTACGAAGCGGGCGACGACCTCGCGGGCAACAACCAGAGCGTTGGCTCCCAGTGCGTGGCCAACCTCGCGTCCAAGTTGATGTTCATGGCTTTCCCACCCGGCCAGCCCATGGCCCGCATCGAGCCGGTGGAGACGAAACTACAGCCTGACATCGACAAGGACCCGCAACTGTACTCCTCCGTGCAGCTTGCCCTCAGCCGCGTGGAGCAGTCCCACCGCAAGCGGCTTGAGACCACCCCCATGCGGACGGCCTATGTGGGTCTCATGAACCTGCTCCTCGTGGCCGGCAACGGGCTGTGGAAGCAGATCGACATCGAGAGCCCCACCTACCACCGCCCGGACTGCTACGTGGTCCAGCGCGACAGTGGTGGCCACCCCCTCCACACCATCCACAAGGAGCGCGTCAAGGTTATGACGCTGGATGAGGACATTCGGTCCATCATCTACGCCGAGACCCCGGAGCTTCTCGACAAGGACGACTGGCTGCGCGAGGCCGATATCTACTCCGTGTGCAAGCTCAAGGTCGGCCACAACTCGGGGGACAAGTCCTGGCTGTACTGGCAGGAGTACATGGGCCAACTCCTCCCCGGCACCGAGATGGAGACCGACTACGAGGACTGCCCGGAGTGGCCGTGCTGGATCATCCCGGTCTATGGGAAGAACTGGGGGCGGTCCTACTGCGAGAAGTACCGGGGCGACCTCTACTCCATCGAGAGCCTCGCCTCTGCGGGCAATGACGGGGCGGCGCTCGCTGCGTGGGCACTGCTCTTTGTCAAGCCGGGCACCCGGACCAGCCTCAAGCAAGTCCGCGACGCCAAGAACCTGGACATCCTGCACGGCTCTGCCGAGGACCTCACCGTCTTCCGCAGCGACAAGACCGCCGACCTCAACTTCGCGGGCTCCCGTGAGCAGATGGCCGCACGCCGTCTCGCCGCAGCCTTCCTCTTGCAGTCCTCCTTGCAGCGGGACGGAGAGCGGGTCACGGCGGAGGAGATTAGCCGCCTGGGTGTCGAACTCGACCAGGGCATGGGTGGTCTCTACACGGCGGTGGCGCAGGGCAACCAGCGCGTCATCGTGCGCCGCTTCATGTTCCTCCACGAGGAGGACAACAAGGACCTCCCCGAACTGCCGAAGGGCGTCGTGAGCGTGGCGGTGGTTACGGGCGTGGATGCCCTGGGCCGCTCCACCGAGAGCACCTCCCTCCGCAGCTACGTCAAGACCATCCGCGAGGCATTCCCCACCAAGTCGGAGCTTATCCTCGATGCGGTGGACTTCGCGCGGCGGCTCGCGGCGGCAGACGGCATCAAGCCGGACGGCCTCGTGCGCTCTCCCGATGATGTCGCCGCCGAGCAGGAAGGCATGCAGCAGCAGGCCATGCAGGCGGAAATGCTCAAGGGCGCAACGCCAGCGATTGCCAAGGCGGGGGCCGAAACCCTCGTCGCCCAGGCAGCACCCCAAGACCAACCAGCAGCCCCGTAAGGAAGGACTACCATGAGCACGAACAACCAGGACGGCGGCACGGCCACCCCCGAGCAGACCCCCGGCCAGAAAGCCCTCGCGGATGGCCGCCTCGTGATCGGCAACAAGGCGGAGAACGGCGCTTTCGAGGTCGGCAAGGACGGGAAGCCCGTGGTCATCGACGGGGCGGACGCGACGCTGGACCTCACCGAGAAGCCCGAGGCCGGCGCCGATGAGACGCTCCCCGAGGGTGACGCCGCCGAGAAGACGCAGGACGGCGAGCAGGAGCCGGCCGGGGACGAGGACGCTTCGGACACCCCGGAGGACAGCCTCGGGGAGTGGAAGTCAGACGACCCGGAGGTGGTCGCGAAGTTCGACGGCAAGTTCCTGCGCGAGGACGGCACCCTCAACGAGGAGGCCATCGGCACGGAGTTCTGGACGGACTACGCCAAGCTCTCCCCCGAGGAACGCGCCAAGGCCGACCTCCGCCCGGAGACCCGCGCCTACCTCAAGGACACGTTCAAGGTCTCGGACGGCTTCATCGACCAGACCCGCGACGGCCTCGTGGCCCTCCAGGAGAAGACCGACGCCGCCTTCATGGAGGCCTTCGGCGGCCGGGATGCCGTGACGGGTGCTCTCGACTGGGCACGTTCTGGCGGCTACACGGAGGAGCAGCGGGCTCGCTTCAATGACCTCCAGGCCAAGGGCGGCGAGGAGTTCAAGGAGGCCATGGAGCTTCTCATCTCCCGCCACCAGAAGGCCAGCGGCACGGGCACTGCGCCCTCCCGCGATGGTCTCCCCGGCCGCAAGTCCACCCCTGCCCGCAATGCCACCAAGAACGCCGCCGTGGCGGGTGGAGGCGCGGAGGGTGCCGGACTGTTCGCCACCAAGGACGCCTACCAGAAGGCGTGGACGGAGGGTCTCCAGGCGGAGAAGGCCGCCCGCCGCAACAAGCAGGCGGACCCCGAGGCTTGGCGCAAGGCCGACGCCCACGTGCAGGAGCTTCGGAAGAAGGGCCGGCAGTCCGCGAAGTTCTGGAAGTGACCACCCCCTTCTGAATTAGGGAGCACTTTAGATGAAGACAACCGCCTTTGGGCTCGCCGTGGTGGCGGGCCTAATGCTGGGTGGGTGCTGGGGACATCGAGGAGGTGACGGGATCGACGGTCTCGCCATGGCCCAGATCGTTCGGCAGACCTACTCTCAACCCACCACACCCCCCACCACCACACCACACAACTAGGAGCCTCACCACATGAGCGCATTCACCGATGCCCGGTCCACTCCGGGCGTGAAGGGGGCCGCTGGCACCGACGACCGTGAGCTTTACCTCATCGAGTTCGGCGGGCTGGTCATCACGGCCTACGACGAGAAGATGGACTACATGGACCTGCACCACGTCAAGCAGGTCGAACAGGGCAAGGCCAACACCTTCCCCATCGTCGGCCGCAAGCGCGACGCGGAGGAGCACATCCCCGGCGAGCGTATCCTCGGCGGCAAGATCGAGCACAACGAAGTCGTCATCGACCTGGACAAGATGCTGTTCGACAGCGTGTTCGTGGCCGAGGTGGACGAGCGCATGATCCACTACGACCTGACTCAGGCCTACGCCTCGCAGTTGGGCCAGAGCCTCGCCTCCACCCAGTGCAAGCGCATCGCCATCATGCACATCCTCGCCTCGCGCGACGTGACGGATGTTCCCCAGGGCCAGCCGGTGCCGGCCTACATCTGGGCGGCGGACATGAAGACCAACGGCGCCAGCCTGGAGGCGGCCTACTTCGCGGCCCAGGAGTACTTCCGCGTCAACGACATGTCCGGCGAAGTCCCCGGCGTCATGCTCCCGCACAAGCAGCACCTCCTTCTGTCCCGCTTCACGGGCATCGAAGGCGGCCCGGTCACCACCGGCTCCGGCAACCGTGCGGCGGGCACCGTGGGCGAGATCGGCGGCCTCACCACGCGGGGCACCAACCACATCCCGTCCACCAACATCACGACCGGCCCGACGAAGTATCGCGGCAACTTCTCCACCACCGTGGGCCACATCTCCAACAAGTGGGCCGTGGGTACGCTGGAGAGCCGTGGCATGAAGGTCCAGACCATCCCGCAGCCCGACCGTCTGGGCATGCTGATGATCGCCTCCATGTTCAACGGCCACGGCATCCTGCGCCCGGAGAACAGCATCGAGCTTCGCACCGACGCCATCGGCGGCCGGACGGGTCTCACGCTCTGAGCCACCGCTGACTGGACTACCGACTAGTATACGACCCTCAGGCTTAACCGCCTGGGGGTTTTCGCATGGGGAGGAGGGACGGACCCTTGGTGACGCCACGAGGATTGGTTCCCGAAGACATGGCCACACCTTGCCTCCTCCCCAGCCGAAAGCCCCTCTCCCTCGCAAGGAGCCCGCCGACACCATGCCTCGCCGCAAAGCCCGAGCCACCCAGGCAGACATCGCCAGAGCCATCCGCGCCCTCCTCCAGGCCGAATGCTGCGGGGCGCTGGAGGTCTTGCCGGACGGCACAATCCGCGTGATCCCGTGGAGTTCCATGCTGATGGAGCGCCCGGTTGTAAAGAAGCGCGACGCCGTGCTCTGATGCCGGCCATGCCGCGCCCCCGCCCCAAGCACCTCCACCGCCAAGTCACCCGTCACGGCGCCACCGTCTGGTACGTCCGCATCGGGAAAGGCCCCCGCATCCGCATCGCCCATCCCTACGGCTCCGTGGCGTTCAATGAGGCCTACGCCGCTGCGATTGCCGGCAAGGCGACAGATGCGCGAGGGCGGCCCGTGGCGGTGGAGGGCACACTGCGCTGGCTCCTGGAGCGTTACCAAAAGAGCGGCTCGTGGAAGCGGCTCTCCGTGGCGACGCAACGCCAGCGCTCCAACATCTTCAAGGGCGTCATCGAGTCTGCCGGCGACGATGCCGTGGAGACGGTGACCCGCAAGTCGATCCTCCGAGGGCGCGAGCGGCGGAGCGGGACACCTGCCCAGGCCCGGCACTTCGTGGTGGCCATGCGGGGCCTGTTCCTCTGGGCCATCTCGGCGGGGCACTGCACGGAGGACCCCACCGAGGGCGTGGCCTCCCCCAGGCCGAAGACAGACGGGCACCACCCCTGGAGCCAAGCCGAGTGCGACGCCTTCGAGGCGGCCTGGGCGGTCGGGACGCGAGAGAGGCTGGCCTACGATGTCCTGCTCTACACGGGGCTCCGCCGAGGGGACGCCGCCCAGCTAGGCCCGCAGCACGTCAAGGACGGGATCATCACCTTCACCACGGCGAAGACCGGCGAGGTGGTCATCATCCCCGTGCTGCCCCCGCTCCAGGCCTCCCTCGATGCCCTGCCCACCAAGGCCGCCACCTTCATCACCGGGGGTAGCGGCAAGCCATTCTCCAAGGAGGGCTTCGGGAACTGGTTCGGCGGGGTCTGCTCCCGGACGGCCGGCGTCAAGGGTACGGCCCACGGGCTGCGTAAGGCCGGTGCCACGAGGGCCGCCAACAACGGGGCCACGGAGGCAGAGCTTGAGGCCATCTTCGGGTGGAGGGGCGGCAGGATGGCCTCCCTGTACACCCGCCAAGCAGACCGTGGACGCCTCGCCATGAAGGCCGCCACGAAGCTCCTAGCTCCATCCTATTCCCCCACCTCAGGGGAAAAGTGAGGGAATGAGAGCGAATAACTGCGGCATTTCAAGTGCTTAGCAGAAGTGATGGTGGGCCGGGCCGGACTACCACACCCCCAGCAATTTCAACGCTTTAGCACCAAGGTGAGGGCAAATAGGTCCCCTTGAAGCGTAAGCGCTTTTCCGCGCGGCCCCCTCACCTTCCCGAGACCCCCGCACCCCTTGAGGAGGCGAACGCACCCCCATGCCCAACAACCCCACGTTCACTGCCCCCCGCACCCTGCTCGATGCCGTCAACGAGTTGCTCGAAGCGGCCACCCTCGCGCCGGTCTCCTCGCTGGCCCAGGCCCAGGTGCACCCCAACGCGGCCGACGCCTTCCGGGCGCTGAGCACCGCCAGCCGGGACATACAGCTTGAGAAGTGGCACTTCAACACGGACGTGGAGGAGCCCTTCCTGCCCAACGGCGACGGGGAAATCATCATCCCGCCCAACGTGGTCCGCTTCGTCCTCTCCTCGCGCAGCAGCAACATGGACTGCGTGCAGCGAGGCACCCGGCTCTACAACCGCAGGGAGCACACCTACACCTTCACCCACGAGGTCTACGCCGATGTCACCCGGCTGTTCGACTTCGAGGAGTGCCCCGAGGCCATCCGCATGCTCATCGCGGAGACGGCCGGCCTGGGCTTCGTCACCCGCAAGGCCCCCGGCACCCAGAACTTCCGCTACTCGTCCTCCACCCTGGAGAACGCACGGGTGCTCGCGGAGGGCGCCGACCGGGAGAGCACCGGCAAGAGCCTGCCCGACACCAGCCCCCACTTCCGCAAGATGAGGCAGAGATGAACGTCCAGCGCAAGCCCGTCCCCAACCTCATCCAGGGGGTCTCCCAGCAGGCGGCCGAGCAGCGCAGGGACAGCCAGTGCGAGGCGCAGCAGAACTGCATCAACTCCCCCAAGGACGGCGTCGTGCCGCGCAATGGGGCGGACCTCACGGCGCTCATTCCGGGCGACTTCGAGGGGGCCTTCACCTACGAGATATTCCGGGGGGTCTCGGAGCGCTACCGGGCGATCATCCACGAGGGTGCCCTGCGGGTCTTCAACATCGTGACCGGCGCGGAGTGCACCGTCTCCGTGATCGGGTCGGCGGACGACTACCTCGCGCTCCCAGGCGGAGAGGCGGCCAAGGACAACTTCGTGGCGCAGACCGTGGACGACTTCACGTTCATCGCCAACAAGACCATCCTCCCCGCCATGGCCGCGACGCTGAGCCCTCCGGTGACCAACGAGGCGCTGGTCTTCATCCGGGCCAGCGGCTACATGGTAAAGTACACCCTCACCATCACCATGGCCGGCATCAAGTACTGGTGGAGCTACACCACCCCGGCCAACACGGACGGGGGCAATGCCAAGTTCATCGACACGGCCCACATCGCGGCCACCCTTTTCGTGCTCATCACGGGCACCCCTGCCGACAGCCTCCCCATGCCGGGTGCGGGCGGGGTGTTTCCGGGCGACAACTCCGGTGGGCAGGGCGGGCCGAACACAACCCCGGACGGAGTCTCCATCGTGGCCAGCGCCGGGCTCACCCCCACCGGCTTCGACGTGCTGATCAACGGCAACCTCCTCCGCATCTCCCGCTCCGACAGCACCCCCTTTACGGTGTCGCTCACGGACGGGCAGGGCAACACCTTTAGCGAGGTCTTCCAGAACAACGCCCGGTCCTTTGCGGACCTCCCCCTCGGCGGCTTCAATGGCTTCACCCTCCAGATCAAGAACCTCAAGAGCAACACGGGTGGGGACTACTTCGTCAAGTACACCTCCAACGACAACGGCGAGGGCTACTGGACGGAGACCGTGGCGCCTGCGACCCTGACTTCCCTCAACGCGGCAACCATGCCTCACCAACTCGTCAACACGGGGCCGAACACCTTCGAGCTTCGGACGGGTGTGTGGAGCACGCGGCTGGCCGGCAACGAGGACACCAACCCCACGCCGAGCTTCGTGGGCAAGTCCATCCAGGATGTCTTCTTCGACCACCGCCGACTGGGCTTCCTCACCGAGGGCTCGTGCGTCTGGGGCAAGCAGGGCAACCCCTTCACGTTCTTCCGGGACACGGTCCAGACGGTCCTCGCTACGGACCCCATCGACATCACCCTCTCCGCCCCCGGCAAGATTGGTCTGTTCCGCAAGGCCATCGGCGCGGACGAGAGCCTTCACCTCTGGTCTCAGGGCATCCAGCTTCGAGCCACCTCCGGCCAAGACCCCTTCCGGCAGGACACGGTGGAGGCGCTCCCGAGCACGGCCTACGAGTTCGCGGAGAAGGCGGACTTCGTCACGGTGGGCACAAGCCTCCTGTTCGCCACCGAGCCCGGCGACTGGTCCACCATCCGGCAGGTGTTCTTCCGGGCGGGACGGCCTGAGGGGGATACGGACATCACGGCCCACGTCTCGGAATACATCCCCGAGGGCGTCCGCGATATGACGGCATCCGACACGCTGCGCCTCATCCTCACCAAGAGCGACGAGACCCCCAACAAGCTCTACACCTACAACTTCCTCCAGCAGAAGACGGAGGTGGTCCAGTCGGCGTGGAACACGTGGACCTTCCCCGAAGGCTCGATCCTCTGGGCGTCCATCGACAAGGCCACGCTGAGCCTGGGCCTCCAGCGCCCGGACGGTCTGGCCCTCCTCCTCGTTCCCCTGAGGACGAACTCCGTGGACGACCGGGAGGCCGGCGACAAGTACCGCACGCGGCTGGACATGCGGGTGACCGAGGCAGAGTGCACCATCGCCTACGATGACGCCACGAAGACCTCCTCCATCGTCCTGCCCTACGAGGTGGGCGCCGGGGAGGAGAACGAGGTCAAGGTGGTGGTCCGCACCTCAGGCACCGTGGAGCCCAACCTCCGAGCCCGTGGCTTGGAGTTCGACGTGGAGGAGGTGGACGGCGATACGGTGACGGTGAAGGGGGACGCTACCCCCTACGCCCTCTACGTGGGTTTCCGGGCGGTGGCTTACCGCGACGAAAGCGAGTTCCACCTCCGGGGGCCGGACGGCGTGATCCCGGTGGACCGGCTCCAGATCACCTCCTTCGGCGTCAAGTACTCGGGGACGGGCTACACCCGCCTGGAGGTCTCAACGGGCTTCGGCAGGCCGGTGCAAATCGCGGAGGCTGGGGGTCTGTACCTCGGGGCTTCCGTGGAGGACCCGCTGCTTGGTGGAGCACCGGCCCTCATCTCCGGCACCCTCACCATCCCGGTCCAGGCAGACAACGGCGAGGCCCGCGTCCGCATCATCAACGACAGCGTGCTCCCCAGCCGGTGGCTTGCCGGCCATTGGGACTACGTGGCCCACAGCACCACGCCTCTCAGCAAGGTAGGAAACTCAGAGTGATACAGCTAGCTCGCCCCACAGCGAAGGACGCGGCCTACCTCATGCTCACCGTGAGGCCGGAAGACAACGAGGAGTGGGTTGCCGCGACGAGGCGCCCCACCCTGCACGCCCTCATGGACTGCCTTTCCGACCCCCAGATGGATATTGACGGTGCCTTCCTTGATGGTGGGTGTCTGGCCATCTGGGGGTGCCACGAGACCACCATCGAGGGTGACGACCTCGGGCAAGTCTGGCTGGTTGCCTCGAAGCTGGCCATGCAGCACGTCCACGCCATCCACCACCACTGGCGGCCCACCGTGAAGCGCTACCTCGCGAAGCACCCCAAGGGTCTTGTGGGCTGGGCCTCCGAGGCCAACACCAAGCACCACGCATGGCTGGAGCGCATGGGCTTCACCCTCCGGGGCTCAACCGTCTTCGGTGGGGCCTTCCCCTACCGGCTGTACTACCTGAGAGGTTCGGAGCCATGTGCCCACCCGTCATTGCTATAGCGACCATCGCCGTCTCGGCCCTTAGCGCCGTCGCTGGGTATCAGGCCCAGCAAGCCCAGTACTCCGCGCAGAAGGAGCAGAAGGCGGCCAACGACCGGAACGCCCTGGCGGCGGCGCGGGATGACCAGAACGCCCTCACCCAGCGAGCGCTCCAGGAGCAGGACGCCTACGGGCAGAAGAAGCACCTCCAGCTTACCGAGTTGGCGGAGCGTGAGGCGGACATCCAGGTATCGGCCGCAGGGTCCGGCGTCGCGGGCATCTCCGTAGGCAACCTCGTGTCGGACGCGCGGCGGAGGGCGGGGGCGAACCTCACCACGCTGGAGACCAACTACCAGAACACGGCGGCCCAGCTAGAGGCCGAGCAGCGCGGCACCGTCTCCAAGGCCAACAGCCGCATCGGGCAGGTTGCCAACCCCACCGCCCCGTCCGCAGCGGGCGCCGTCATCGGCTTCGCGGGGGATGTCATCAAGGGCGGTTCCTCAAGCCCGGCCGGCACCCTCTTTAGGCTGTAAGCCGCCACCCTCCCGGAGCATCGACAAGAACCATGGCACGCGCACCCGTCAAGCAGATCGAAGTGGACGAGGCCCTCCGCCCCGTCGCCGCCCCGGTGGACACCTTCATCCGCACCCCCGCGCTCGCGGACAATGGGGCGTCCAACCTCCAGTCCCTCGCCAAGGGCCTCGCCAAGTTCGACAGCGGCTTGCAGTCCGTGCTTGCGGAGCGGCAGGCCGAGCAGGACAAGGTGGATGCGGCCCAGGCGGAGGTGGACTTCCACAAGAACAACCAAGTGGGCTACGCGGAGGCGGTGCGTACCGGAGCAATCCCGGCGTTCGCCTCCAAGTCCTACATGAACTCGTGGAAGCAGACCGAGGGCCGCAACTTCGGCGTCAAGCTCCAGGAGCGCTTCAACCAAGAATACGCCGAGTGGGGCGGCAAGGATAGCGAGGACCCCAAGGCCTTCGACACCTTCCTCACCGGCTTCCTCACCAAGAATATCCCCGAGGGCACCGACCCCGAGGTGGCCGCTGGCCTCAGGCCGCAGCTTCGTGGTCTCGTGGAGCAGGGCAGCAACCGCTACATCGCGGACAAGGACAAGGCCATCAAGGAGAAGGCCGAGCGGGCGACCGTCGCGGGGGCAGACAACTCCGTGACGGAGGCTCGCCGCAAGGGCCTGGAGACCGGCAAGATCGACTTCGAGGGCATGTTTGGCGCCATCGAGCAGAGCCGGGCGGACGGCCTCAAGCGGGGCATGACGGAGGCTGCGCTCGACCCGAAGATCATCGACATGGTCACCACCAAGGCTGTGGAGGCTGGAGGCGCGGACGGGCGGGGCATCATCGCCTTCCTGGACCGCAAGGTGCCCGGCAAGGACTACACCTACGCGCAGACCCCCTACGGCCGGGAAGCGAAGATCAAGGCCATCGACGCCATCGACACCAACCTCCGTAAGTCCGTGGCCGAGGGCAAGGCGCTCCAGAAGGAGAAGGACTCCAAGGAGAAGAACGACCTCACGCGGCAGGTGATCGAGAGCCTCATCGAGGACCCCAACCGGCCGGTGAACGATGACCTCCTCAAGCGTGGCTCCGTGCTGGACGGCGACTTCCGCATCAACGCCATGCGGTGGCAGGACACCATCAAGGCCAACAAGGCGTCGGGCAACCAGAAGGCGCTCCTGGACCTCAACAACGCGATCATCAACGGCGAGGGCATGGCCGCCGTGAAGGCGGCTCTGGACTACGGCATCATCACCTCGAAGGAGGAGTTGGTCTCGGCGTACAAGCTCGTCCAGGAGGTGGAGAAAAACGCTCCCGAGGTCTCGGAGGCGCTCAAGGGCCAGCAGGTGACCGAGCTTTTCAACACCATCAAGGCGAACACCTCCAAGTCCGGCGACCTCACGAACCCCTTCGCGCCGGTCTCCCCTGCCGGCCTCCAGGCGCAGCACGACCTCCGCATGGCCATCATGCAGTGGGCTCGCGCAAACCCCGAGGCGGCGAAGGACCCCATCAAGCGGGAGGAGGCTATCGCCAAGATCGGATCGCTCATCCTCGGCCGCATCACCCGCACGGAAGGCGGCGTCGGCGGGGCGCAGTACAACCGCGAGGGTCCGGGCATGCCGGCCAATCCCTACGTGCAGACCAGCCCGACCGATCCGACCACAGGCCAGCCCCGCACGCCCTTCAACGTGGCGGGCGGCACCACGCCTCCCAACCAGCCGGCGCCACAGCCGCAGGCGGCACCTCAGGAGGCAGCACCTCCGCTTGCTCGCGGTACTCCCGGCCGCGACCCGGCGCTCTCCCCCGAGGGCGGCTCCCCGGCGATCCCTCAGGTCCAGCCGCCTCGTGCTCCCAGCATGACGCAGCCCGTGCCGCAGGCGGCGCCCGTGCAGCCCTCGCAGCAACAGCAGCCCTCAACCGGAGCCGGCGTGGTGGACGCCCTCAAGTCCCCGCTCGACTTCATCGGGTGGCTGCGCGGCGGTGGCGCATCACCCCCGGCCAACCAGCCCTCCGGCACGGACGCCCTCAGGAAGGCTCTGGGTGACATCCAGTCGCCGGCCGACTTCGTGCGGTGGCTCTCCTCGGGCGGCCAGTCGGCGCCCCCTGGAGCGGCCCCTGTGGGCGACACAGCAGCGGCCAGCAAGGGGTGGTACGACTCCCTGCCGGTGGAGACCAAGACGGCGTTCGCCTCGGCGGCAGCTAAGGCCAGGGTGCCCTTCGACACCTACCTCCAGCAGACCTACGAGCGCGGGCTCGCTGCGGGCACCATCGTGGACCCCCGTGCCGACCTCCCCGCACCTGGGGCGGCCCCTGCGGAGGGTGCTGCGGCGGTGGATGGGGCGGAGGGTACGCCTTACCCCTCGGGGCCGGATGACGACAAGCTGGCGCAGGTGAGCGAGGAGACCCTCAGCGCGGTCTCGAAGGCGATCACCGACGCCCTCACCAACCCCAAGTTCAAGCCCAAAGGGAACTACACCTTGAGCACCATCACTAACGACCCCCTCGCCAACCGGCTGGCCGACTTCGTGGCAGGCCCGGAGAGCAACGGGAACTACAACGCGGTCTTCGGCAAGGCCAACTCCAAGACCGACCTCTCCAAGTTCACGGTCGATGAAATCCTGGAGCGCCAGCGGCAGACGGTGGCCCAGGGTGGGCAGTCCGCCACGGGCCGCTACCAGATCATCCGCAAGACCCTCCAGGGCCTCAAGAAGGACATGGGGCTGAGCGGCTCGGAGAAGTTCACCCCCGAGTTGCAGGACGCCATGTTTATCGAACTCGCCACTCGCCGGGGCCTGGAGAAGTTCCGCTCCGGGCAGATGAGCATGGAGCAGTTCGCGCTCAACCTCGCGAAGGAGTGGGCCTCCCTGCCCAACCCGAAGACCGGCCGCAGCTACTACGATGGGGACGGCCTCAACAAGTCCCACGTCACCATGGGGCAGGTCCAGGCGGCTCTACTAGGAGACACTCCCGTGACGCCCGAGCAGCTTAAGGCCCTTACCGACCAAGTGGACGCCGAGGCGGCACAGGCCCCTTCTCCCTCCGCGCCCGCCCCCGAGGCACAGGCCCCCGAGGCACAGGCCCCCGCTGCGCCGGAAGCCACGGGCGGCTTCTCCATGCCATCCCTCGCGGACATCGGGGCGGGTATCTCCGACTTCACGCAGTCAATGGTTGGCGGTGCCTCCAAGGCCGTCTGGGAGACCAAGGACTTCTTTGCCGGGGAGCCCTCGGAGCAGGAGAAGTCCACCCTGCGGAAAAACATCGAGGCCAACAACAAGCGGCTCTCGGAGGCCTCCGGGCTCAACTCCTTCACGATGGGGGTCTCCCAGTTCGCCGTGGGCATCCTCGGGGCTGGCAAGATCACCGGAGCCCTCAGGATCGGCGCCAAGGTCGGCAAGGTGGCGAAGGGCGTGGTGGACGGGGCGCTGGCGGGTGCCGTCGCGTTCGATCCCCACGAGGAGCGCTTCTCGGATATCGTGGAGAGCTTCCCTGCCGCGTCCAACTTCGCGACGCGCTACCTCAAGTCAGACCCCACGGACAGCGCAGCGGAGGGCCGCTTCAAGAACGCCCTGGAGAGCATCGGCCTGGACCTCACCATCATCGGCGTCCTCGCCCTTGGCGGCAAGGTGCTTCGGGCCGGGCGCTCCGGGGACAAGGCAGCAGTGGAGGCGGCCCAGGCGGAACTCGCTGAGGCCACCGCGAAGATGGAGGCGAAGGATGCCAAGGCCGCGAGTGGTTCCGCACCCCAAGGGGGACAAGCGGCAAGTGATGCTGTGGACCCGGCAGGCAGACCGGATGCTGGACCTGGAGTTCGAACGGCGACGGGAGAAGCGCAGGCGGCCGATACAGGCCTCACGCGGGCGGCGGATGATGCGGTTACCCTAGAGGTAGTCGATAGCCCCACGCAGGCCGGGGCGCCCCGGCGCGATGCCGGCTCCCCCATGATGGAGGTGCAGGACGCAGACCTCGCGAAGATCGCCCGTGGAGCCGACAAGGACTTCAAGGCGCTCGCGTCGCACGGCTCGTGGCAGGCCGCCGTTGAGGCGGGCCATGTGTTCGGCAAGGGCGGGTCCATCCCGTGGCAGGTGCTCTCCCAGGGTGCCGAGCCTTCGACCGCCGTTGACGCCGTGATCGCCCGCGTGGCGCAGACCCTCGCGCCCCAGCTTGATGCGGCCAAGGGCGGTAAGGTGCTCTCCGACGCCCAGGTCAACAAGCAGGTGGCGGACCTCGCGGCCTTCTGGGGTGAAGACCCTGGGGCGCTGCTTGGGGCGGTGCGTGCGGCCGGGGAGAACGCCCAGCAGTCCGTCCAGTTGATGCGGGCCGCCTACATGGTCTCCCAGAGCACCATGCAGGATGCCTTCACCATGGCGGCCCGCATCCGGGGCGGCTACCTCGGGGAGTTCGGCGGGGATCGCGGGGCGGCAATCGAGCTTCTCCGCAAGCAGGTTGAGGTCATGGCCTCCAGCCTCGGGGCGGCCAACAGCATCCGCGCCAACGCCGGCCGGGCTCTGCGCCAGAACCGTTCGGAGTTCCGCCTCAAGCCGGAGGATATCGCCAACCTCAAGTCGCTCGATGAGGACAGCCTCGTGTCCATCCTCGCGGCGACGGAAGGAGACCCCCGCTCGCTGCGCCGTCTGGCCAATCCGAGCATCTGGGCGCGGCTGACGGACAAGACCCAGTTCCTCTACGTGAACAACCTCTTGTGGTCTCCGAAGACGCACGCCATCAACTTCGCCACCAACACCTTCATGATCGCGGCCCGTCCCGCCGAGCGCTACATCGGGAGCTTCTACGTGGGCGGCGCTCAGGGGTCGGCCATCCGCATGGAGGCGGTGAAGCAGTTCCAGTACATGGCCTCCTCCCTCATCGACGGGCTCAAAGGGGCGGGCGATGCGTGGCGGCAGGCGGACAGCGTCATCTCCCCGCGCAACGCGGAGGTGAACAATATCGGGCTGGCCACCGGGCAAGAGATTGCAGCGATGCAGTTCAAATCCTGGGATAGCCTCTCCAACGTCATCTACAACGCCTTCCTCCCGGCCGTGAAGACGATGGGCTTTCCCACCCGGATGCTGGGGACCGTGGACGAGTTGACCAAGCAGATGGTCTACCGATCGAAGGTCCAGGCCGCCGCCTTCGTGGAGGGCACCGGAAGCGGGCTCACCGGGAAGGACCTGGAGCAGTTCATCAGGACCCGGCTCGATGAGAGCTTCGATGAGGTCGGCCGGGGCATCGACGGGCAGGCCCTCCAGGAGGCGCGGATTGCGACCTTCTCGCAGGACCTTCTCCCCGGAACGGCGGGCAAGACAGTCCAGACGGCGGTGAACAACCACCCGGTGCTTCGCTTCGTCCTGCCCTTCGTGAAGACGCCCACCAACGTGTTCCGCGAGGGGCTCAAGATGACGCCCGGCCTCAACCTCCTCCAGCAGGAGTACAGGTCGATGCTGAGCGGCACGATGGGCGCGGAGGCTCAGGCGCAGGCGGTCGGCCAGATGGCGGTGGGGTCTCTCCTCATGGGCACTGCGGGCCTCCTCGCCGGCAGCGGTCTCATCACGGGAGCCGGCCCCAGCGACCGGACCCAGAAGCAGACCATGCAGTCCACCGGGTGGCAACCCTACAGCTTCGTCTTCACGCGGGCGGACGGAGGCAAGACCTACTTGCCCTTCAACCGGCTCGACCCCGTGGCCATGCCCTTCGGCGTGGTGGCAGACTTGGCGGACGCCATCAACACGATGGACGATGACGACCCGCTCATGGCCCAGGTCCAGGCAGGCGCGACGGCGGCCCTCTTTGGCATCGTCAAGCAGCTTGGCAACAAGACCTACCTCCAGGGCGTCAACCAAGTCGTGGAGCTTGTGGCCGAGGGCAACGCGGACAAGGCCGGTGCGTTCTTCGGGACCATGGCCTCCAACCTCGTCCCCATGGCGGCGGGCTTGCGGCTGTTCAACCAGGACCCCTACCTCAGGGACGCCCGGACGTTCACCGACAAGATCATGGCCACCATCCCCGGCCTCTCAGAGACAGTGCCCGCAAGGTACGACATCTGGGGAGAGCCGCGTGGCGTCGTCAAGGGCTTCTGGAATGAGACCCCCAACGATGCCGTGGACCACGAGGTGCGCCGCATGATCATGGAGGGAGAGGTCGGCCTTGCGCCCCCGAGCGCCTACGCAGGCGGGGTGGACCTCCGCGAGGTGAAGACCGTGGACGGCAAGAACGCCTACGAGGTCTACCAGCAGCTTGCCGGCAAGATCAGCCCCAACGCCCCGAGCCTCAAGGACATCGTGGCGAAGATCATCCAGACCGAGGGCTACCAGAAGGCGCCCGATGGTGACAGCAGGGTCAAGGGCACGAAGCAGGCGATGCTTGCCTCCGCCATGGCCGACTACCGCGAGGACGCCATGAGCCTCCTCAAGGGGCGGGACGCCAACGTGCGCGAGGCAATGCTTGCTGAGCAGCGCAGGGTGGCCGCCGCCTACTCCTCACGAAACGCAACGGCAACGCGGGAGCCCAAGGTTCCCGGCGCCGTGGAAAGCTTCCTTGGTTCCATCGGACTCGGAGGTGCCCCCGGCAATTAAAGGACAATAGCCAGTGGCATACAGCTATGAGCAGACGACAGCGGTGGGGGGTAGCGCTCTAGTCAGCGTCCCCTTCCCCTACATCGACAAATCCCACGTCTCCCTCTACCTGGACGGGGTACTCGCCACCGGATACTCCTGGACCAACGACCAGACCATCCAGATGCCGGCCCCCATCACGGGTGGCGTGAAGCAGTTGGTCTCGCGGACCACCCCCATGGCGGCCCTTCTCGCCGTCTTCCAGAAGGGGAAGTTCGATGAGACCGACCTCAACCAAGTCAACCGCCAGCACCTCTACCTCCAGCAGGAAGCGCAAGACCTTCTGGAGCGTGGCATGCTGGTGCCCCTCGGGGAAGACGGCCTAACGCTCCCCACGGCCGAGGCGCGAGCGGGCTACGTGCTGGGCTTCGATGAGGACGGCAACCCCATCCCCACCATCGCGACGCTGCTCCCGGCCACCATCACGGCCCTCCAGGATGCGTCCCTCGCGGCGGTGGCGGCGGCCGAGGAGGCGGAGGCTTCGGCTACATCTGCGGCGGCGGCTCTGGCGACCATCGGGGCGGCGTCCATCTCCGTGGCGGGCGGCCTCCTCGACATTGTGGACCCGGACCTCCTCGACAGCCCGGAGATTAGCCTCAACAAGGCCGACAACGCCACGACTGCCACGGGCACGAGCGACACAACCGTGGTCACGCCCAAGGTGCTGCGGGAGGAAGGAGAGCACCTCCTCGTGGAGCCATCCTGGACGGGGGGCCGGAAGCGCGGCCTGCGAGACCTCCTGCGCGATTGGTGCCGGCTGGACCAAGATACCCAGTTCGACCCCCTGGGCGTCACCCTCATGAACACGCTCATTGCCAGCGCGTGGGCGTCCTACGACACGATCATCCTCCCGAAGGGCACCGCACTCGCGTCCACCATCGCGCCGCCCCGGAACAACTGCCGCCTCGTGGGCGAGGGGCCGTCCTGTATCCTTAAGATGCCGAACGGCGGGAATACCAACCTGATCCAGGCCACCTCCAAGAGCGGGCTGCGCTTCGAGAACTTCACGCTGGAGGGCAACCGGGCCAACAACTCGGCGGGCAACGGCACGGACATCCAGGGGTGCAACGATGTCCGGTTCGACGGCGTGCGTATCGTCAACTGGTTCGGCAACGGCATCATCCTCCAGGTCTCGTGCTCCGACATCGCCGTGGTGGACTGCCTCATCAGCAATGTGGGGTCTCACGGCATCAGCCTCTCGGCCGTAAACGGCGCCACCGTGGCCTCCAACCGGATCATCGACGCGGCCCTCTCAGGGGTCAACCTCGGGGCGGTCGGCAACTTCGTCATTGCCAACAACGTTCTCACCCGCAATGCAGCGCTGGGGGCCACGGGTGGCGGGGCTGGCGGTATCCGCACGACCAACACCTCCACGGTCGGCACCATCACAGGCAACACCATCAGCCTCTACGACCGGGGCATCATGCTCATCACGGGCGCCAAGGTGACCACCGTGAGCGGCAACACGATCATCCAGCCTTGGTACGATGGCATCTTCATCCAGGGCACGGTTCCTCTGCCGGGTCTGGACATCGCAGTGACCGGGAACGTCATCACCAACGCCAACCAGTCCAACTCGGGCAGCTATGACGGCATCCGCATCGACGGCTCCGTGGGGGCGCTCCTCACCAAGAGCAACGTCATCCGGGACGGCCGTGGATCCCCCCAGATGCAGTACGGCATCCGGGATACATCAACGGGCGCAGGGTCGAACCTCGGGCGCAACGCCACGGACAACTGGATCGGCGGCGCGGCGGTGGCGGCCGTCAACTAACAGGGAGACCCCATGAGTACCGACAACGACGCGGAGGACCTCTCGGCCCCCCGCAGGCCCGCCGTGGAGACGTGGCGTGAGGTCATGGACCTTAAGCTCCGACTGGCCGAGATGGCGCGGGACCTCAAGCAGATTGCCGCCCTCGCGGACGACCACACCAAGCTGGAGCTTCGGGTCCGCGCCCTGGAGCTTTTCCAGGCGTCGGCCAACCAGCGGAACACCACCACCCTCTATGTCTGGATGGCGGTGCAGTCCCTCATCCCCATAGGCGTTATGCTCTATACCGCCTTCATCAAGAGGTGAGCCACCTACGGCCCGCCCCTTCCACCACCACCAAGGAGAATACCCATGAGCGTTGTTTCCGGCATCGACTTCGACGCCGCCCGCGAGTACCCCGCCACCGAGCTTGCCGCTGGCACCCCCATCGACTTCACGGCCCCGCATGAGGGCTTCGTGGTTGGCCTCCGCGTCATCGTCCAGACGGCCATCGTCACGGGCGGCGTGGTCACCCTCAAGATCGGCACCACGGATGTGCCGGGCGTCTCCATCACGGTCCCGGATGCGGCCACCAAGGGCACGGTGCTCTATGCCGCTGCCACGGCGGGTGCCGACAACCGCAAGGCCCTCAAGGGTCAGCGCATGCAGCTTGTCGCCTCGGCGGCCTTCAACGGCGGCGGCGCCCTGGGCTGCACGGTGGAGATGAACTCCTCGTCCCCCAACCCGGCCTGATCGGCTGATGGAGCCCGATGAGGAGGGGCAGCAGGACCCCGAGGCGCAGGCCAAGCGGGATGCCTTGGAGCGGCTGGACAATATGTCCTTCCAGCAGGTCATCGAGCAAGGCCACCTCGCGCTCCTCAAGGACCTCGTGGCGTCGGTCAACGCCGGTACCGCGAGCCACCAGGAGAAGGCCATCCTGCGAAACTTCCTGCGTGACAACGGCATGACCCTCGGAGCACCGCCTCCGGGGACCTCGGCCCAGGACACCCAGGCGCCCCCGACTTCGAGCCTGCCGACCTTCGGTGAGCCGGAGTACGACAACTAGCAAGACCCCTGCGGGGGTTACCACATCAGGAGACCCCCGCAGATGGCCTTGAAGATCATCGACCCGCTAGACGCCCCTGTGGTGGCCCAGGACGGCAGCGAGATGCCCCCGGCCTCCGTCATCGCCGGACTTACCGCCTCGCCCTCCTCGGCCCCTCTGAGCGGCCCTGAGAGCCCCCGTACGCCCCTCGCCTCGGGTGTGGACGCGATCAAGGCGGACTTCCGGGTCTTCCTCACGCTCATATGGCGCCACCTCCTCGGCTGCGATCCGAACCCCATCCAGCTTGACATGGCGTGGTGGCTCCAGCACGGCCCCGACCGCTCCGTCATCATGGCCTTCCGGGGCTTCTCGAAGTCGTGGATCACCGGAGCCTACGCCCTGTGGCGGCTGTACATCGACCCGGAGGAGAAGGTCCTCGTGGTGTCTGGCAGCTTGACCCGAGCGCAGGCCACCACCAACTGGTGCCTCCAGCTTATCCTCACCATGCCCGTGCTGGCCCACCTGCGGCCCCTGCCAAACCAGCGGCAGTCCTCCAAGGCCTTCGACGTTGGCCCCGCGATGCCGGCCCAGAGCCCGAGCTTCCATGCGCTTGGCATCGGGGGGCAGATCGTCGGCTTCCGTGGCACCTGTATCATCCCGGATGACGTGGAGACGCAGACCAACACGCTGACCACCGCAGGCCGGGACAAGATCAAGGACGCCGTCAAGGAGTTCGACTCCGTGCTCGTGCCACCTAGCGAGGACGCCCTCGGGTACAAGTGGGGTCTCCGGCCCTGCGTCAAGTACCTCGGGACGCCGCACGATGAGGACAGCCTCTATGCGGAACTCCCGAAGCGCGGCTGGG